TCCACATTGCAAAGAGCACGCCCCCAACGTCGAAGAAGTCCAAGAAGTCTAAGTCCCGCCCCCCTAAGAAGGTTATGACCTTTTCTGCCCCGCGTGCTTATCAGGGTACGCACTTCTTCGGCCTTCGGGCAGCCGCGACGGCAACCAGTGGGCAGCCAGCCCCAGCCGGCGATAACCTGGCAACGGTCATGCAATCACGGCCATTAGGAGCTTGGCTCGAACGCCGTGAAGGTATCAGGTGAGGAAACCCGGTGACACTCACCATCACTGTCCAAGGGGATCAAGGAAGATCGCAGTAGCCGCAAGCCCTGGAAGAGCCCGCGTGTCAGTTTCAATAGGTCTTCCGGTCAAGCTGCGCGCCGCCCTCGACCCTGGCATGGATGCTACTACCTCGATCGACTCTCCGTGTGCCGCAAGGGCTATGGGTAGAAGTTGCTCAACGTGTTGCGCAGTGTAACACACTCGAGCGCGAGGGCAAAGCAGCGCAATAGTGGGCGCAAGGGCACACTTGGATACAACGTAAGTCGTTGGATTGTAACGGTTTACGTCGATCATCAAGGAACCTTCTGCCCTGCCGGAAAATGAACCAACCCCCCCGGCTTCGCGCGGGCGCGTGATATCGTCTAGTGCTTCGTGGTTTCCCCACCGGAATGGTGTTAAGTTGGGTAAGGTAATCAGTAGCGAGTTGGAGTCGCAAAAGTTCCGTGTTTCTTCCGCATTTTGGCCTTGACAGCATCAGCGACGGTGCGGTATCCTTGCTTTCTGATGTAGAGCCGTCCCCCGGTCGACCCCCGAATCATCCCTTTGCCGTCGTCCGCGCTTCTTTCTTTCTTGGTCGATCGGTTGGAGTGCGGCGGCGGCTTTTTGGAGGTGAAGCAATGAAGTGTCAGACGACAGTGAGAGGGATTAAGTGCCAGAACGAAGCGAGGTGGTGGCTGAAACACTACTGCTCTACAGAAGAAAATCGTATTGCTGTTTGCGAATGCTGCTGTCTTTTGTGGAAGAAATGCGAGTTTGGATCAGTGGTAATTCTTGGCCGTTGCGATGAGCCTGCCACTTCGGTGCTGGTGGAGGACGAGTTGGAAGTTTTTGCCCACCACCTTGACCTCACGAAAATGATCCGCGTTGAGGCAATTCAGCCCATCATGCATCGTGCTGCTGCCGAGATTCGGCGACTGCGGGCGGAAGTAACTGGCCAACACGGGACGTTGCACCGATGAGACCACCCGGAGCAAATAACGAAAAGCTGTTCGACACGCCGGCGGTTCGGTCGATCGCTTCGTTGCGGGCGAGGGCTTACGAGCTTCACATCGCTGGCCACGCCAATGGGAGATTCGCCTGCCCACCAGATTGTCGTGAATGCCGGGAACGTGTGGAGCTTGAAGCCGAGATTCATGCCCGCGAAGTAGAGAGCCGAGTACCCATCAGGAACGATAAGTGTTGACAATGGAACCCGTTGAAGTCATTTCTGACGAGGAGCGGCTGGACCTGCGACACCGCTGGTCAGCCGAAGGTCGGCGTGATGAAACCGACTTTTATTTGAAGGAAATGATAAAATCAGGTTGCCGGGTTCTCAAACTGTCGGAAGCGGATGCAAAGAATCGAGCCTACGTCGAGGCGAAGAAACGGTACACGCCATTGAGTCCAGAGGAGTTGGCGGCAGTTCAAGAGAATCGGGCGGCCATGAAGGCCGAGAACCCAAAGCCGCAACGGCAGGTCATTCAGGCGGACATCGACATCGAGATACCTGAGTCGTGGGGCAAGCTGCCGAAGACGTCGCCCTACCGCGGTTGCGTCGAGTGGGTGAGGGGCGAATATCTTCAGGCGGTTCGTTATCTTCCCAGCGGTCGCATCAAGATTGATCTAAGCCACGCTGATCCGGCCCCGAGTCTTGCGGCACTCTCCTTGCTCAAGTGGGCGGCGAAGAACGAGAACGAGTGGCACAAGACGACCATGCCCAAGGCGTTGAGCGGTGAGGATGATCCCGATAGCGATAACATCAGGGAAAGCGAAATGCGGGCGCAAGAAATCGAACAGGTGCTAAAAAAGTTTGACCTGAAACCAACAGGAAAAGGAGGGGAGCGATGACAAATGTAGCTGATGAATTGGAAACACTGTCACAAAGCCCAAGTGATCCAAATTGGAGAAATTTTGCTATACTTGCTCGTTGTGCATCGGCAGAGATTCGCAATCTGCGAAGTGCATTAAAACGGGAGGAAGAAGACCGCAGCAAATTTCAAGTCGGTTTTTGGTTGGGAATAGGTCTGTCTATGATCGTTGTGCTTGTGGACTCCGTTCTTATATGGGCTTTCATCTGATGCTGGTATAACTGTGAGCTTTCGAGGCGGTGCTGAGGAAGTTTGACCTGAAACCGAAAGGAGCGAACAATGCGGTGCGATGAATGCAAGTTTTGGAAACCAAACGATGGAGAAGTTGGAGAATGTCGTAGATTTCCTCCGCTTCTCGATAAAAAACTCTATTCCGACGCTGAATTGGGAGGCATCGACGAGGGATATTTCGGCTGGTACGTTCGTACTGATGGTAGCGATTGGTGCGGCGAGTTTCAGGCGAAGGAAAACGCTGAGAAAGTTTGTGTGGGTGCCACAAAAATCAATTTCGCCTTAGAAACCCTCGGCGAGCTAACTGTGGAGGAAATCCGCGATCGGCTCCAATCGCTCGAAACAGAATCAAGAACTCTGCGAAGTCTCTTGCGGTCCCGACTTATAGCGGATTCTCCGAATAAGAGGCCGTCGAAATGAGCTTTCTCGGCCACGTCCCCACCGCCGATTGGAAGGAAAACATGGTCTGGCGGGCCAACGTGGAACGCGGGGCCGCGATGTTGCCCCATGCTCAGCGGGCACTTCGCAAGGCGTGTGAGGAAGACCCGCTCTTTCTGGCAAACGGCTTTTTGTGGTGTTGGGAACCGCGCAGCGCGCTCAAGAGGAACCCGCTTATCTGTTGGCCGGACCAAGCAAACCTCATCATTGAAATTGTCGATGGCATCCGGCAGGCGATCCGCACGCGGGAATTGTTCGACTTGCTGGTGGACAAGGCCCGTGAACAGGGTGGAACCTACGGCTACGTGGCGGCCTACGTCTATTTCTGGCTGTTCGAGCCGGGCTTCATGGGCGGCGTGGTGGCCCGCAACGAGGATCAAGTTGACTCTCGGGACCGGGAAGGGGCGGTGCTCTACAAGTTCAACTACATGATCGAGCAGTTGCCGTACTGGTTGAGACCGAAGAAGTGGACGCGGAACGTCACAGAGCACGTCTTCACCAACCACGACATTCGCTCGACGGTCGTTGGGTCGGCGGCGGTTGAAAACCTTTTCCGCGGCGAACGGATGACGTGCGTGGTCAACGATGAAATCGGCTCGTCGGAGTGGATCACCAGCGGCAAGGACGAACAGGCCGCGGCGTCCACCAGCCACGTCACCGACTGCCGGGTTTATATCTCCACGATGTCCCAGGATGCGGGCATGTTCTACAACGCCTTGCAAAAGGCCCGCAAGTCGCCCGATCCCCAGACGAAGGTTGTGGTGCTGGACTGGATGAACAACCCGATGCACAGCCGCTTGGCGTTCACCATGCGGAATGGTTCACCGGTCGCCTTGAATTCCAGTGACCAACCGGCCGTCGAGGAGTATGTCAACCGCCGGAAAGAAACCATCAACCGACTGATCCGAGAAGAGTTCATCAAAGAGGGCCGACCGACTTCGCCGTGGGTCATTGGCCACTGCCTGCAAACCACTTCGACGCCGCAATCCATCGCGCGGGAAATCTACCGCGATGCCAAGGGTGCCGTCGGCAAGGTTTTCGAGCCGGAACTGTTGGATCGGATGAAGCGGGAATGCTGCCGGCCGCCCGTGTGGCAGGGCGATTTCATCGTGGACGAAGAGGAAAGCGTGGTCAAGGGACTGGTGAAACGCTCTGGCGGATCCCTCAAGCTGTGGTTCGATCCCGACAAACTGGACGTGCCGGTGGGCCATTACGCCATCGGATCGGACATTTCGATGGGGGGAACCGGCGACAATTCCAGCAACAGCACCCTCTGCGGGGTGGATATTTTCAAGGGCGAACAGGTCTTGGCCTACGCCGTGAAGGGGATGCGGGTCCACGATTTTGCCAAGGTCATGGTGGCGGCGGCCCGCTGGCTCCGCAACGCCTACCTGGGCTGGGAATCAACAGGGCCGGGGGAAACCATCGTTCAGAAGGAAATCCTCGGCCCATCCATCGGCTATTACTACATCTACTATCGGCAAACCAACCCGATAGGAGGGGAGCGGGAGAAGAAACCGGGCTGGGCTAACAAGAGCGATGCCGACAAATTGCGGTTATTCGAGCAGCTTTGCCTGGGATTCAAGGGCGGAAGTTTCACCCCCCGCGATGAGGATATGGTCGAGGAGTGCGGCGAGTACGATATTGACCCAAAAACCAAGAGAATCGTGCATAGTCCCAGCAAAACGAAGGGTGGCGCCGACTCTGGGGCACACGGCGATCGATGCATAGCTGCCGGGATTGCTGACCTATTGCGCAGGGATCGCACAAATAATGGGCTTGACAAGACTCCGCCAACTGTGCAAAATGCGCCAATGTACTCGCCAGCGTGGATTCTACAGCAAAACGCGGCGAAAAAAGCGGAGTACGATGTGGTGGGACACATTTTCGGAGAGGACGGACGATAATGGTTGCAAAAAACGACCCGGAAGTGCAGATGTTGTGGGATTGGTGCTTGTTGGAAGTGCTGCCGTCTGGGCAGACGAAGGGTGGCATTCACTTGCCAGAGACCCTGGGCGAAACGGATACGGAGCCGCCTTTGGCCCGTGTCGTGGCGGTTGGACCAGGTTGCCCCGATTCGAATGGAAATATTGTTGACCACGGCGTAAGGGCGGGCGACATGGCTTACGCGATGCACAGAGGCGGATTCAACGTGTGGCTGGAAGGAACGAAGTACCTTGTCCTCCAAGCCCAAAGCCTCATCATGCGACTGCCCCGGAAACAGGAGAATTAGCAATGAGCAAAGAACCTTCCTATATGGTGGGTGAGAGATTGAATTTCTGGCCACACGGCCAGCTTGCGGCGAACACCCAGCCAGAGGCGGCGGTTGTGGCGTTTGTGCTACCGGTCAATGTGACCTCGCCGACGCTAGTGAACTTGGCGATCATCGATCACGAGGGTCGGCCTTACACGGAACGGGCTGTTCGACTAGTGCAAACAAACGACATGCAGCGGACGGGCCAAGGAATCCCAGAACATCGCTTCGCCACTTGGCCGGGCGATTCGCTGGCCGATTTGAATGAGCAGTTCGAGAGCGACAAGGAGGCGCGCGACGCGGCAAAGAAACCGACGGCAAAGGCCGCGAAGTAATTTCACAGCGGAGTAGGGGAGTCAGGCTGTCCCCGCTGGGCTCATAACCCGGAGATCGCTGGTCCGAATCCAGTCTCCGCCATTTAGACGTCCACAAATTTCAAACCTGTTGAAATCGTCCCCCTGAGCGCTTGCCTTGGAGCATGAACAGGGGGGCACCTTTTGATTTTTGACAATTCACTCGGCACAACTTCACGTCAGACTGGCCGGTCAGGCGCGACGGTGACCTGTAAAAAGGAGTAGGCGATGCGTGGACGCCCAATCAAGCACGGTCTTTCATACACGAGGATTTTTCGCATTTGGAACGCAATGAATACTCGTTGTCGTTACCCGAGATTCAAGTATTACTTTGGAAGTGGAATCACGGTTTGTGACGAGTGGAAAGATACGCCAGAACTTTTTGTAAAGTGGGCTCAGTCAAATGGATATGCTGAGCATTTGACAATTGATCGGATTGATCGCACGAAAGGCTATTGCCCATCTAACTGCCGTTGGGTTACTTATTCAGAGCAAGCAAAAAACAGGAAGCATGTTCGTACCGGAAAAAAGTACGGTGAACAGCCATCAAAATACAAAGGAGTTTGCTGGGATGCTTCTAGGGGGAAATGGAGTGCGAGTCTTAAATGTGATGGGCATTATCACTTCCTCGGAAGGTTTGACTCAGAAGAGAATGCGGCGGCGGCGTATGATAGAGCAGCAAAACATTATTTTGGAGTTCTTGCACTTACAAATCATTGAAAATACGATCGGGCTAGCTGAGTAGCGACTGGCCAGTTGCTCTCTGTAATGCCAAGACTTAAACGGGTCTCGTGGGACCACGCATCCCACGCGGCCCGTTTTTTATTGGTGCCCGATCAAATCACACATGGCAACGAAGGCAAAAAAGCAGGCTCGAAGAGAACGGCGGGCCGCCAACCGCAACGCCGATCGGGCTTCCATCGCCGGGCGCGAAGCGGCCACGGTCGATCAACGCCGCCAATCCGCCGCCACCGCCAACTCCTCGAAAGACTCGCCCAAGCAGCCCGCCGGCCCGACGATCCTCTCGGTCGGCTCTCGGGACTTGACCTTCGACCTCGGCAACGCCATCGACCTCAAGCGGTTTCACACGGCCCGCAAGAGCAGCCACGACGCGATGGAACGATTCCGCCGGGTGCGGGCGATCATCAACAAGGAAATCGCCGGTTCGTGGTACGACGGACCCGGCGGCGACGTGCGGAGCTACCTCAACAAGCTCTCTCTCTCGGCCAACATCATGGCGATGGCGATGGCCTTCAATAATCCCGAAATCGACGTGACGAGTTGGAATCCCGACCTCTGGCCGTTTGCCCGGCGGTACACCGCGGCCATCAACCGCCAGATCAAGAACATGGATTTCAAGAGCACCTTCTACGAGGCTACGCTGGATGCCTGCGTGTTGATGGGTGTCCTGCAAATCCAGTTGGCGGACTCGGGATTCGTCCAAACCAGCGACAACCAATGGGTCCGCAAGGGAGAAATTTGGATGCAGCGAGTCAGCTTCGACGATCTCATTCTGGACTTGACGCCCAAAGACGTTCGCTGCACCCGGTTCATCGGGAATTGGTATCGGGCCAGCCTGCGGCGGATCAAGGATCGGGACGACTTCGACGAAGGCGTGGTGAAGCTCATCGCGCCGTCGAGCAAGTTCAACGTCGATGGGGCGGAACAATGGTCGCAGGAAATCTCGACCCACTATCAGGTGGACGACGACGAACTTGAGCCGATGTGCTGGCTGTACGATGTCTATTTCCCGGAAACCCATCAGTTTGTAACCTTTGCCGAGAGCGACGAGTTGTGGCCGCTCAAGGTCGAAGAGGTGGACATTGGCCCGATGGGTCCGTATGAGATTATGCGATTGGGATTGGTACCCGACAACATCATGCCGTCTTCCCCGTTGCACCATCTGGTAGCGTTGCACCGGCTCATCAACGAAGTTTTCGGCAAGGTCGCCGACCAAGCCCTGGCCCAGAAGAACATCTTCGCCACCCGTCCGGGCGAACAGGATTCGGGGCGCGTGGTCATGGAGGCTGGCAATAATCAGGTGGTTTGCACGCCCACGGTGCCCGATCAGATTTCCATTCGCGGCGTCGATGGCCCGACGATGGCCTGGCTGTTGCAAACCAACGGCGACATCTACAACACCTGCGCCTCCAACGAACGGGCACTCGGCGGCTTGGGGATCGAAGCGCAGACCGCTTCACAAGAGCAGCAGATGCTCGGGCAATCGAGCAGTCTGTTTGCCCAAATGCGGGCCAAGGTGGAAGACTGTGCCAAGAATTGCGCCCGCAAGATCGGCCGAGAAATGTGGGAGTCCGAAACACTCACCTTGGAAGGCCAAAGTCCATTTGAGAACACGAACTTCTTTGTCAACGATACATGGCGTCCGAAGTCGCACAAAGCCTATTCAGGCGAAGGGAAGCCGCGTGAGGGGAAATTCGACCACTACGACTTCGAGGTTCGCGTCAACAGCCTGGGCTACAAGCCGCCGGAGGCGCAGTTGAAGTCGGTGATCGACTTCGGCCAATCGCTGACCGTCATGCAACCGCTGGCGCAGGCGGGGATGATGGACATGGGGGCCTTTGCCGAGTTCGCCGCGAAGCAGCTCAACGTCCCCGCCATCAAGCAAATCTTCCGGCCGCTGTTCACCGACGCGGCTACTCAGGGCAGCGGCAATCCGAACCAAGCGACCAAAGCACCTGTGACTCAAAGGGAAACCGTGCGAAACAACGTATCGCGCGGGCCGACTGGAGCCGGTCAGGGTGCCGCGATGGCATCGATGATGCAAGGCGGGGCGGGCGGCGGAGGCACGGCTACGATCACGGGAGGGAAGCGATGAAGGTGAAATATCGGATCAATGGCGTGGAAGTGACCAAGGAAGAGTTCGACGCTCATCCTCCGATCGCTTCGGAAGGAGTGGTCGGACCAGCCGGAAGTCAACACTTCAGCGAAAGCACTCCCCGGCGCAGCTACAGCATGGGTGTCTCGCCCGGGGAACAACTCGACACTGCCCGCAAACTTTTGCGCCAGCACAACATCACGGGTGTGAAGTACGACGAAAATGGCAACTGCTTCGTGACCGACAAGCGGGATCGGGGGCGGTTTGCCAAGATTTACGGGGAAGCCGTGGGGCTGGGGCCGCTCCACGACGCGGATTCGTTCAACAGCAATTACTAGGAGCGATGTTATGGAATTGCTGGCAAATATACGTCGTTTGTTTTCGCGGCAACCACGAGAAAAACCATTTGATGTCGAGTCGCTTCAGCAGGGATGGCGCAAGCAATTTGAAGACGATGCTTTTTTGTCAAAGGAGTGCATAGAGGGACACCACGCTGACTGTGATCGTGAAATTTATTTTGGCATGGGGGCATTTCTTGATATGCAATGTGGATGTGAATGTCACAAGGAGCAATAAACATGGCGACAGCGGAATTGGAAACCCCAGCGGCGACTGGTTGGAACGCGATGAGTCCCAGCGAAAAGGCGGCGTCCGTGGCGGATATGCCGGACGTGAATCTGTCCGTGGATGGGGCGGGTTCGCCGGGCGTGGTCAAAGAGGCCGGCGGGAAGACGGGCCAAGAGCCGACCAAGCCAACCGAACAAGACGAAACACCTTCCGCCGGCGGCGATGAAACTCCCGTTGCCGGCGATGCCGACCGTCAGGACGAGACTGTCGAGGGCGAGGAAGTCGTGGAAGGCGAACCGAAGAAGTCGGAGAAAACCGACTGGCACGATGACGCCGACACGTATGACTTAGCAAAGCGCATGGGAATCTCCGACGAGGATTACGACGAGATTTCCTCCCGTGAAGAGTTGGAACGCACCATGCGGGCAATCGACCGCAAGGCTTACAACGCCGAAAAGGCGCGTCTGGCCGGTGAGCAGCAGCCAGCGACCCCGGAAGCAAAGCTGCCCGATGGCCAAGACCGCTTCGCAGCGGCCAAGGCCAAACTGGCAGAGTTGGTCGATGAAGGCTCGCTGCCATTTGTCAACGAGATTCTCGACACCTTTGCGGCCGAGTCGCGCGAATTGCGTCAGGCCCTGGGGGCCGTGCAAACGGCCGAAAAGCAGCGCAGCATCGACGCTCTTCACGGAAAAATCGAGGCTTCCATCGACGGGCTTAACAACCCCGATCGATACGGAAAGACGGGCGAGAATCTGACCCGCACTCAGGCCGCTAACCGCGCAAAGTTCCGTCAGGAATTGTTGCTGCGGGGTTCGGCCCACGAGCGGGCGGGGAGGTTCCTGGAACCTGCTCAACTCGCCAAGTACGCGGACGCAGCGGCGTTCGTGGATGACAACCGTTTGACAATTCAGAGGGAATACGACGAGCGGCTGCGCAAAGAGTCCCGCCGGATCAGCCCCAACTCGGGCGGAAACCGGCAAGGATCACGCAACAGCGGAAAGAAGTCGCCCAGCAAAGAGGCCATCCGAGAAGCGATTCTCGCCGACCCCGAAATTGAGCAGGCTTTTGCGAAGCTGCACGGCCGATGATTTCCTCGCAACGCAATAGGAGTTTTACCGCCTCATGGCATCAACCCCCTTAATGTACCTGAACGACTTCTTGGAGTCGGTCACCCACAAGTACCTTGGCGACAAGGAACAGTGGAATGACATTTCGACTTCGCTCCGAGAAAGCGTTTTCGCTTCGCGGGTCATCAACCGCGCGGGGCCGGAAGAAATGGAAGGCGATCTCTGCGAGTGGAAATTGCAGTACGCCTACGCGGACAACTTCCGCGTCATTTCGCCGTACTCGGAACTCGAATCGAAGCGAGTCGATACGATCACCCACGGCCGCGCGCCGTGGTCATGCTTCGACTGCAACTACAACTTCAGCATCCTCGAAGACAAGTTCCGCACCACCAAGGTCCGGCTGATCGATGGGCTGTTGGAGTTGGAACACGGGCTGGCCAACAGCTACGTGACCGGCATGGAAAAGCAGATGTTGGGGAATGGCCCCACTACGCTGCCCTCGGCCGCCGCGCCGATCCAGCCGTTTTCGCTCTTGTGGTGGATTCAGCCCTACAACGGCGTCACCACCTACCCGGCGTTCAACGATCCGTTGGGCACCGGAGCGGCACAAACCGGCGGTATCACCCTCAGCGTCGGCCCCAACTCCCAGAGCAACGGCTTCCTGGGCATGGATCCGCCGGGCTATTCCTCGGTGGGAACGGGCGGCGTGTTTTCTTCGACCGTCCCCGGCTGGCGGAACCGCTGCGGCATCTACACCTCGATCTCGCCTTCGGACGCAATCGACACGATGCTCGAATGTATCCGCAAGACCCAGTTCAAGCCCTTGAAGGCATATCCCGAACTCACGCCGGGCGACCGGCCGGATTGGGAAATCCTCACCACCTACAGCGTGGAAAAGGAACTTCAACGCTTGCTGCAATCCGGCAACGACCGCTTGCAACAGGACGTGGCCCAGTACAAGGGCCGCGTGGTCATCAACGGCGTTCCCATTCAGGAAGTGCCGGCGTGGTCGAATCAAGAATTGGGCATCGCCCAGACGAGTGGCCCGATCGTCGGCGTCAACTGGAAGACCTGGAAGTATTTCTTCCGCTCCGGTTTGCGCATGCAGCGCATGCCGCTGATCGTCCATCCCACCATGCCCTACGTTCGCGTGCGGTTGATGGTGGACTCGGGCCAGGTCGTGTGCCTCAACCGCCGTTCCAACTGGCGGATCGACTCCACGATTGCCCGCATCGAGTACGATTGATGCGTTCGTTTCTGGCGTTTATTCCTCACCCTTTTTTTACGAAAGCGAGACATTACTATGGGTCTAAGACCTAAAGGAATCGCTGGTACGGACGACATATTCGGACTCAGCGAAAATCTGTTTGGCAATGCCCCCGTCGATTACATCCTGGGATACAAAGACCGGGATTACGGCTGGGGTGTTTACGATGACTTCAAGGGCTGGGGCATCGCTACAGCCCAGTCAGGCGGACTGGCGTACTACCAGTCCGAAGGAAACACTTACCGTGCCTACGAGAAGGCCGGTTCAAACGCCGGGACGCGAAACATCGTGCCTCCCACGCCCAACAATACGTCGTACTACACCATTCCTACGGGCTATCCGATCCAACTGAACTGTGCTGGGAATTACCCCAGTCCTGGTCAGACGATCCAGTATGCCGAAGGTACGAAACTTTGGACGCCGGGCGAACTGAAGCTCGGCGGTGCAAGCAGCGCAACGTCGGATCAAGCCTCGATGCAGTTGGGGCCGGACACGGCAACGACCAATATCTGCCCGTTCTCGGTTGTTCCGGGAATAAGCGGTTCGCTGCTGTTCGAGTGCCGCTTGAAGATTCACACGGGCATCGGTCCTGCAAGCGGCAGCACCGGCACGGGTTTCTTCATCGGATTGGTCGCGTCCGGTGCAGCGGTTGTGGACATTCCCGTTAGCGCATCGGTAATCGACGCCACTCTGCACAAGGTTGGTTTCGGTGTCCGTCCGGTAACGGATATTCTGAACACGATTCAAACGATCTATGGTCGAACCACGATCAAGGAGGTTGCTACTCCGTTGTTGACGTTGGGAGCAACCGCCAAGGCTTTGTACCCAACAGCCGTAAACACAGGCTTGGATGCCTACGTCAAGCTGGGCTTCAAGTATGACGGCAGCAGCCAGCGTTTCACCCCCTACGTCAATGGCATTGCCCAAGATGGAGCCACTGGCGTGAACCAGACCATCGGCAAGGGAGTGGCGTTGGGAGTGGCAGACACGACCTACGCGACCGATAGCGCTTACTGGCCGTCGAATCCCATGACGCTTTGCGCTGGTCTCTGTCACTACGGTGCCTTGGGCACGTTCCCCTACGTCGAACTCGACTGGTGGGCAGCGGTCCAGGAACCGGCTATCGGAGCCTGGGGAAGGTAAACCCTGAGTGAATGGCGCGCCCCCCGACGACTGGCGTTGAGCGAAACTTCGCCCTTCGCTCCACCAGTCGCCGGATTTTTGAAAGCCACAAACATGACAGTAGCCTCACTCGCCGTCAATTACGCTACGCTGGTCAACCGGCTTGCGGTCGAAGTCGGTGCGTTTCCGACCAATCCCGCCGTCGATGTGATTACGGAGGGCGGCAAGGTCAGCACCCAACAGGCAGCGGACATTTTGCAGGCTATCCGCGACGGGCTACTGGCGGTGTACAACGCCTACGAGTGGTCTTTCCTCCGGCCTCTGGTCACGATTAGCACCTTGCCGTCCTACTCGACGGGGACTATCACCATCGACGCCAGCGGCAACGTGACAGGCATCGGCACAACGTTCCCCAGCTACGCGGCGTCATCGAATGGCTGGCTTTATTTCGGCCTCGGCGGAGCTTTTCCGATCACCACCTACAGCGGCGCGACTTCGCTGGTTCTGGGCAACTATACATTCGGGGCGCAAGCGACTCCCACTACTTATTCAATCTGGTTCAACCGCTACGCCCTGCCGACCGGCATTGATTCGCTGAAAGGGCCGTTGCTCTATCCGCCGAACGCACAAAACGGAATGCGGGAAGGCGTTGCGGCTTGGGATCAAACCCACTTGCGGAAACAGTTGCAGATGATGTGCCAGCCCGGGCGACCGTTGGCCTACTGCGAAGAAACGACGAATCCAATCTCGAATCCCACGGCGGAATCGTCGCGGTACGTGCTGCTTTGGCCGCCTCCCAATTGCCAGACCGTCTTGGAGGGCATCGGAACCGTCCGGCCCACCATGATCGACAGCACGAACCAATACCCGCTGGGGATCGAGGTTTTGAGTCTCGTCCTCCAAGAAAGCTGCTTGGCGGCGTGGGAACGAAACGTCGAGCGCAAAGGACCTGGGAACCCGGAAGCGACCCACAATGCGATGTTTGGGCCGCTGTTGCAACAAGCGGTCGAAATGGACAAACGAAAGGGCGCGCCGGAAATCATCGGCACGATGCACGGCGGACGCGGCGGCGGGCGAGACATCACACCGGCCCGGCTGCCGGTGTACCTCGATATGGCAAACTTCCCCGTTGGTTGGATAGGCTGACCCAAACCACTCATAAACAGGTAGATAGAAAATGTCCATTACTCGATACAACACGGTTTTGTCGAAGATCGCGGTCGGGACCACGGTCGGAGCCTCTGACTCGATTCCATTTGCGGATTACGCGGGTGGAGAAGTTTATATTCCCGCCGCTTCTTCGATTACCACGCTGACATGGTGGGGATCGGATGACGGAGTGACCTACTACGCTATCCAAGATGGTGCTGGAACCGCGGTTCAGTCCATCGACTTAGCGGCTTCCGAAGCCTGTCCGATCCCGGATGAGTGTTTCGGGTGCGCGTACTTGCGGGCTGTTGGCAATGCGGCCGGAACGGTCAAGCTTACCTTGAAAGGATAAACGGCCATGAGTACGGTTCTCGATCAACGAAAACTCGCGCCGAGGAAAAAATTGGGAGGGGGGCTTGGCTCTCTCGTACAAGACACTTCTCCACAACTCGGTGGCGACCTTGACCTAAACGGCCACGTCATAAAGGGCGTTACGGACCAGGAGACGGTGGCCGCCACGGGGGCGAATCTCGCCGGTGCCGCCCCAACCACTGCCGCCTACACCAAGGTGACGTTGACTGCCAATTTGCAGGGCGTCCTTATTGCCGGGCTGATCCAACAAACGATTTGGAACTCCCATGCCACCTATTCGTTGGTGGTTTATCCGCCTGATGCTTCGCATTCGATCGGTGCGGGAAACGGCGTTGGCATCACTGTTGCCCCCCTCGAAATCCTTCCTATTACCTATTTTGCTTAAAAGGATCGAAACCATGACTATCCGCAAGGCCATTTTTGCGACGGCTTCCGTTTGTCTTTTAATTACGATTGCCCTTGCCGCGGGCGGTGTACCGGATTTGCCCATGTGGGCAATTGGCGTCACGCCTGGCACGGCTCAGGCCAGCAAGGCACTTGTTTTGGATTCCAACAGTGACATTGACATTCTTAGCAGTTCCAACGTAGCGATAACCGCCGCCGGATCGACATTGAGCGGTGCTACGCTGTTGACGAAGACAGTCAACGTCGTAACGACCGGAGTGACCGGCTCGACGGGAGTGCGAGTCAATACTCTGCCTTTTCGGCGACAAATTGTCGTGAATGCCGATGCTGCACACGATTTGCTGGTCTATCCAAATACCGTTTCGCAGGATTTGGGAGCTGGGGGAGGAGTTCCAGTAACCCTCGGAGCGACTCAATCGGCCGAGTTTGTTGTTGCAATAATTTTTACGGAGTAAGAACAAAATGTCAAAAAATTTATTCAAAAAATGGCTGTTCTCCGCGATTGTCTTTTACGGGCTGTGCCTACAAGCATTTGCTACGACTTATTACGTAAATTCGGCGTCGTCCGACGATACCGGCAACGGCACCACCACGGCAACGACCGGCGCGAATAAGGCGAAGAAAACTATCTCGGGCGCGCTCGCCATTGTTTCGGCGGGCGACACGATCACGATTGCCTCGGGCACCTACGCCGAAAGTACCAGTAGCCAAGGTTGCCTATGGTGTGGCACGAGCGGCGTTGCCTGTGCTTTCGCCAGCGATGTGACTCTCCAGTCCGCCAGCGGCAACCCCGCCGATGTGATTATTACTAACGCAAGCAGCGGGGCGTATGATACGACTTACGTGGCAGTCTTTCGACAGAGCGCAAGCCACATCTATCTGAAAAATCTGACTTTTCAATCTCAGACCGGTTATGCTACTACCTATGTTTTCGAGTGTGAAGATACTTCGTACATCACGCTCAACAACTGCACGATCAATGGAATAACCGGCAACACGTATTTGATCGGATTATTTCCAACCGGCTCCGGGATAAGCTGCAACAATATCTCGATTCTCAACTGCACCCTTGGACAAACCGGTACTTCGACAATTTACGGAATATCGGGCGATCCAACATCCACCGCGACATTACATGATATAACGCTGAAAAATAACAATGTTCGCACTTATGCGACGGCTTGCAGTTTGGGTGATGCGACGAACGTGCTGGCCGACGGCGGTTCTTACATTGCATTCGGAGCCGGATCGGGCAAGGGCTTTATATTGGGAATGGATTCGGCGACGACGAACACTTCCGGGGGCACCGTTCAAAACATTGTGGCGATGTCTGCGGCAAGTCACGCTTTTCTTCTTGGACATGGCGCGACCACGGCGACCGTGAAGAATAACTACATTGTCGGCGGAGATCATGCCCTTGTGATGAAAAACGAATCGACGGGCACCGGCAATAGTGGAGTCTATGGCAATGTGGTCTGGGGCGGCTCGTTGAGCGCTCTTTACCTCAAGGGTTCTCAAGGCTGCGATGTTAATAATAATACATTCGTCCAACGTCAAAATTTTCTCCCGACGGGTTACGGTATCGCTTTTGAAATGGCAGTTGACGACACGGCCTCAAATAGAACTGTTACCAATGCTCGCGTGAGACACAACACATTTATCATGCAGGGCAACGCGTGCGTTTATGGAGCGGTGAGTGGATTTGTAACACCGATCGATGTCAACGATAATCGATATCTTCTCAATGGGACTGGAGATTTCGGCTATATCGGGACTACGACCAATCTAAAGACTTTGGCGGCTGTAAGAACGGCATGGAACACCGTGTCCAGCAATTTCGCGGCAAACGACGGTATTTCCGACACGAAAGCATTTCTGAATTTTGGAGGAGGCCCAGTCATCGGCGGAGTTACGCGAGGCATTCCGCCTTCACCGTTTCTTGATCTTTCACAGGATCATTCACCCACTCTTGGAGGAAATCTCGGTCTCGGAAACTACAGCGTGGGTGACGCGATTGCCGCCGATCTCACAAAACTCCATGCGATTACACTTTCAGCGACGCAGATCAACGCCGCGAATGTTACTCCCACAACCGTGAACGGCGATGTGGGCACGGCGATATGGTCGATGCCCGCGCAAGGCGCTGGTTACAAGGGATTCATGTGCGAGCTGACGGGATTTACGAATACTAGTGGTGGACCGACGGTCATTACCTTTCCTACGGCGTTTTTGGTGACTCCCTCAATGAGCGGCGATTCAGCGGCGACGACAGTTTCAGCGGCGACAACCACTACACTTAAGATCACCGGAGCGACGACGGTCAGTGGCTGGATATTCGTGGAGGGATATTGAAATGAGAAATTGGATTTTGGCTTTCGCCGTGTTTTTTTTGTTTGCCTCAAGTCTCTTTGCTGATTGGTCTCGGCGAAAAGCGATCACGATTGATAACACGGCAACCGCCAGCATACTTACAAATTATCAGGTCAGAGTTTCTGTTACATATAACGCGCTGATGAATGCCGATTTCTCTGACATTCGTTTCAAGGACAGTACCGGAACCACGCTTCTGAATTATTGGCTGGAGGTGAAAGTGAATTCTACCTCGGCTACGTTCTGGGTTGAAGTGCCGAGCATCGCCGCCTCCACGACGACGACCATCTATATGTACTATGGCAATGCCGCCGCCACGACTCTCTCCTCTGGCGTCAGCACCTTCCCTTTCTTCGATGATTTCACGGGGAACGGTTCGCAAGATTTTTATACCATGACACTGATGGAGAATCGTGTCGTCTTAGCCACAGGCCATTATTTTGGATGTTTCCTTTATGACACAGATGGCCATCTGGTTGTGGATGGTTCTAATAAAACATGGCTCTATTATACGAATTCGGGTTCATCCACTTATACGATTGCCGATAAGATGAACGTCGACACGTTAGCAGTCGATGGTTCGCCAGCTACGGTCAAGCCGGACGACGGCTCAGATACTTGGGCTAACGCTCATTTGGTAGTGCAAATCAGCAGTTCTATGTATGTCATGTTCTATACGGCAGGAGTTGGTGGCTCCACATACATCAAAGCAGCAACTTGCACCACACCCAACGGCACATTTACGCCTGTGGCTGGGTTCTCAATCACTGCTGCGGGTGGATGGGAAGGCTCTGACCTCGAAACCAATTGCATGTGGCGGAAAGTTTCTGACGATGGGACGAACATCATAGCTTACATCGGTATGGAGCACATGGGCATCTATGATAGTACGAACTATCAGATCGGTTGGGCGAAGGTGCAGATCGTCAAAACCACGGGAGCCACCACTTATGTGGAGCGATATGCGAATAACCCACTCAGCACTTTGATGTTTTCCGGTTATAACCTCTCCTACGGCGGCGGCAACATCGATAGTAGTTTTCTTGTCGATGGAAAGTATCCCCTCTTCTATCTCAGCCGCAAGACAGCCGATAATATAAACTACATCACTCGGGCCATCGGTACAAATCCGATGTTCGACACTATTGATGAAAAGGTCTTTATTCAAAACGGGACGACTCTAGGTTATAACCCGGAAAAATATCAATTTTATTATCGCAATAATCAACTCTTCCTAGCATTCCAGGAAAACACAAACAGCAAAACTATTATTCTGAAATACGGCCCAGCGCAAGGAACATTGGACACGAATAAATGGGACATCGGTGCAGGTGTAACACAGGTGATGTCTAATGGCTTGAATGTGCAGGGAGTAGATTCAAACAATGTCGATAACTACATCAAATCGAAAACCTACACGGCTTCATACAACAAGGCGTTGCGGTACAGAATGCGGGCAGACACCACCACGAAAAGATCGGAGTGCGGATTTAGTAGTGTTCCAGCCAGTACCGCCCGCGCTGAATCGCAGGTATATAGCGATGGCAAAGAATACATCCATGCCCAAGACGGTGCCAGCAATACGGAAGTAAGTTATAGTTATAATACTTTGTGGCATACGAAGGAATTGCAACGGCTGCAAGCGTCTCTTAAATTATTCGTTGACGACGTGCAGCAAGCGACGACGATCACTACGCATTGTCCTTCCGACACTCTTCCCGTATTTCTCGCAGGTTACAAAGCAACAAGTGCTTACGATTTCTATAATCAATTTAGTTGGGTCGCTGTTCGAGAATTTACGGCAACGGAGCCGACGATTACGTTGGGCGACGAGGAAATTCTTGCAACCGGCCACAACCATCTTCTTTTCACCTCACAGAAAAAACTAAAATTGAAACTCAAAACCATGCCGATTAGCGAAAGCATTTCAACCTGCCCCTAATTGGCGGCGGCACGAAACAGCACCAATCGTCGGGGCGATTTATCCGGCGAACACAACACTTGGAAAAGTATCATGCCCGGCACAGATCAACTTTTACAATCGGCCGCCAACCAAGGTTGGACGGCCTTGGCCCTAGTGGTCATCGGCATAGGAATGATGGGCGCCTTCGCTTTCATCGGCAAGTGGCTGATCGGCAATGCCGACAAGAGGGCGACGGAAGTGCAGGCGTCGTTTGCGGACTATCGCAAGGAGGCCGCCGACCGTGAGAATCGTTTAGCGGATCGTGTCAACAAACTGGAAACATTCATCGAAATCACGTTGACCAAACTCATATCCGACTGTTCGACGGCACTTGCCGAAAACGCCAAGGCGATGCAGTCGTTACGAGAAAACTGTGCGGCAGTCAAAAATATTCAGAATTAACATTAACCACCATTACTCTCTAACCCCAGGAGGCTCGGCCATGCCAGCCCTAGACACACTCAATTTCAAGGAGAAGCTCGGCATGTGGACCGAGTTCGGTATCAATGTGGACTGCTCGACCAGTCCCACGATCAACTCCTCCCTAGTGGAGGCTTTCCCGGTCTACAAGCTGACCAACCACAGCGGTAGCAACGAAACGGCCACTTTGGCCGCTCCGACCAAGTTGGGCATTCCGATTACTGTCCTCTTTTCCGGTGGCGCGAACAATATCGCCGTTACCGTCAAGGACAGCACGGGTGCCACCACGTACACCGACACCCTGACGGCCGTCGGCAAGTATCAAGAGTACATTTCCATCGAAACCGTCAATCTGACGACCGGGGCCAAGACGTATTCCTGGTCGCATCGTTATTCGACTCAGGTTGTCGGAGCGGGCACCACCTATTACGTGGACCCCACAAACGGATTGGACACGAATGCCGGAACTTCGTGGGGTGGTGCCTTCAAGACGATGGCGACTGCCGTGGCGACGGCCTCCGCTGGCGACACGATCCTCTTTCGAGGAACAATTGCCGAGGCCACGATTGCGATTACGGTCAATAATCTGACCATCCGTGGCACCGCCCCCTCTTCGGGATCGAATGTCGCGGCCGGGAACGTCTGGATGGAATTGGCGGCAGAACAGACGGAACTCATCACCCTTAGCGGCGAAAATTGCCACTTCGAGAACATCTGTTTCCGTGGTCCGAGCACCGCCACCAACAACACCACGTACTCGTTGGGTGTGTGCGTCCGCCTTTCCGGGGCGACTGGAACCCAGTTCATCGGGTGCCGGTTCCAAGGCCGAACAAACGCAATGGCGGCAATTTACTCGGCTGCGGCGACCACGGACGATGTGGAGATCATCGACTGCGAGTTCTTGTACTGGAACACCGTCACTTACGGTGCAGCCATCAAGGGTGTTTCGACCGGCGGTTACGCCTACTCCGATTGGAGGATTATCAACAACACCTTCCGCTCGTGTGTCACTGCAATACAGTTCAACGCCAAGAGCTGTGAGATTCGCAAAAACACATTTATGGAGTACGGCGTTCCAGCAGCGGGTGGTGCTGTTGCGGCTGTGATGACAATGGGCATCGACCTCCGCTCGACTAGCGGTGCCGGTGGCGGCGCAAATATGGTTACGGACAATTATCTCGGTGGAGTTTATAGCAATTCGCTGTACCTCAAGAACGCCGACGTTGCCACTTCCGATGATTGGGCTGGCAACTGGACAAAGACCACCACGGCTACGATTACCAACGGTTACGGCATGACATTGACTGCTACCGCCTGATTTGCCATGATCCCGAAAGGAACAAAGAATCGTGGCAAAGGCCGACAAAACGCCCCTGATCGATCTCAGATTCCCCGTCGGCGGTCTCAATCGCCAGGCGGGTTTCGATCAGCAGCCGCCGTACACAACGCCCTACTGCCTCAATGTCCGCCCGTTCGACTCCGTTGCCCTCTCGACGGCGAACATGCACGGATACAGACAACGGGGCGGTGCGCGGCCGGGTATCGTCAAGGCGTACGCGCAGCGTGTCGAGACCGGGCCGATTCAGATGTTGGATTTCGCTGCGGTACTGAATAGTGCGGGCGTGGTTTCCAACATTCTCCTTGCCGCCTCCGCCGGGTGTCTGTACCAGAACGCCAACGGTTCACTGCTCAAAGTGGCCAGCTATCCGCACTTCAACGCCACGGCCGCGCAGCTTCAAGGTACGCAGGTCGGCCAGAAGTTCTACGTGGCCGACTATCGGCCAGTGAACTTGAACGGAACGGACGGCACGATTGCCAATACGAACCAACTGTCCGCCACCTCTGTCCCGAGTTGGACGGCCCTTTCCCCCGCAATCGATACCGCGAAAGACGTGGTGTACATTTCTGGCAGCGTCGATACCGAGGCGAACATTTTTCCGATCACGGACGCCTCAAACTCCGGGTACATCGTTTTTGATGGCGTGATGACAACTCAATCGGGTGGTGTTACCTGGCAGATTGGCCGAGTGGCCAAGGTTTACGATCCTTCGACGCCTACCATCGCGCCCGTGGGGATAATGGGCATCCCGACGTCGGGCGGCATCCCGGCGTCGAATTATCGCGTGGGCACGATCAGCAGCGTGGCGCCGGCAGCATACGTTACGTTGGACTCTGGACCTGGCTCGTGGGCGAACGTTCCGCATCCGGTCAATTACACCACCAACTTGATGACCCTCTCGATCCCCAACGATGATGGGATAGGCTCGACCGATTATCGCGTTCAATCAATCGACGTTTCTCTCAATCGCCTCATTTTGGTGGATCAAACTGTAGCGGCATTTTCGGGGAAGTCTTACGTTCTTTCGTGGACTTCCTTGTACTATGGCATCCCGCCGCTGAACTGCCCTCTGTGCTGCCCCTATCGCGGTAAGCTTGTTCTGGCCGGTTGGCCGGAAGACGTTTTTTACATGAGTCGGGTGGATGATCCGAACAACTGGGATTACGGCTTTGATCCCACCGATCCTGACCGGGCCGTCGGTGGAACGGCATACCGCATTCCCGAAAAAATCACCGCCTTGATACCGCACACCGACAGCTACCTGATTTTCGGTTGCGAAAATTCACTGTGGATGCTGACCGCCGATCTGGCCTACGGAGGTACGATCAATGCCCTTTCCCGCGACGTGGGTGTAATCGGCCCGACTGCATGGTGCAATTTGCCGGATGGATCGGTCGTTTTCCTATCCCGCGACGGGCTGTACCAGATTCCACCGGGCGGCCAGTCCTATCCGCAACCGATCTCCCGGCCCAAGCTGCCCGCCGAACTGCTCAACATCGACACGACAGCCAACGTGGTCTCAATGTGTTACGACGTGGCCGACCGGGGGATTCACCTTTCGATCACGCCCACGGCTGGTACGGCGGGGATCCACTATTTCATCGACTGGACAACAGGCTCCTTCTGGCCGGTGACAATGCCCAACGGAATCCAACCGACGGCGATGGTGCGGTACTCGCCGTCTTCGGCCAACGCCCCGATGGTCATTCTGGGCAGTTTCGACGGTTATACGCGGAATTATGCGTCGGCTCTTGCCCATCTTGCCAACGGTTCGATTAGCACGACTCCGGCGACCACGGACGATGGAACCGCTATTTCGTCCCTGATAACCTACGGGCCGTTCCGTGTGGGCGGGCCGGGGTACTATGGGGAAATCCTTCAACTGGCAGCCGACCTCGATAGCAACGGCCAGGGAGCGTCCTGGGGCATCTACGGAGGCGATACTGCTCAGGCCGCCGTGGCCGCCGCAGTGGCTGGCGGGACTGCCAAGTGGAACGGAACCTTGTCAGCCGGGGCGAATCATCGGCAGTACCCGCGGGCCGTTGATGCCGCACAGGTGATCGTCATTAGCGGGGCCTATGGGTGGGCAATCGAGGGGATGCGGATTGAAACCAGACGCCGAGGACCGATTCGATGAACTTTCAACAGTGGCCGGACAAAACTTCGATTCCCGCGATCGACACGAACGCGCAAACCGACGCCGAACTTCGGCAGTTGTTCGGCACGGTCCAGCAGCTTATCACCCAATTTAACCAGATTACCGCATTACAGGGCGGGTTGGAAAAACAGATCACGTCAATGATCGAGAAGCTCAATGGGCTTTACCCCTACGACGGAACTGACGCCCGCGATCCGGGGTACATTTCTAACGCGGTTTTGAAGAATTGGCCGAATGCCGATTTCAAGATCGGGGCGACGATCAGCAACGTCCTGACCGACGTGCTCGACATTACGATTGGAAGTTCCACGGTGCTTGCGGCAGCGGCCGGGCCGTTGTACGTTCTGGACCAAGCGGTTTATCTGGATGCCAACCACGACTACGGCATGTTCGTTAGTTCGGGACAGCTTTGGTTGAGTGCCATTGGGGGATCGGTTATTTCTGCCCAAAAATTGAGGACTGCGGGATATTATTCTTCGGATGGAACCGAAGGAACTTCAGCTTCATTGAGCGGAGGTCAAGTTTTCAAAAACGGCCTTTATATTTCGGGAGATTTTGGAAGCTACTCGCCCTCCGGCGTCGTGCCGGAAGTGGGAGACAATGATTTTTACGTTCGCACCCTGATTGCTGGCAATGGTGCATGGCAACCACTTGGATCATTTTTCCCGGGCATCGTTTCCGGTGGGGTGGATGCGTGGACCGGATCCATTTATCTCGAAACTCTTGGAACAGTTACAACCGGCACCTGGCAGGGCGATCCGATAGCGAAGGGCCACATCGACAATGGCGCCGTGACTCTAGGAAATATGGACGCCCTGGCCGCCAACTCGATCATTGGGAACAAGACAAGTTCGCCCGCGACGCCTACGGCCATTTCCGTGGCCGACGCCCAAACGCTCTTGCTGAATACCTGGCCGGGTTCGACGGACATCGTAATGCTGGGGAATGTGACAACGTGCAGCGGACTTTACGTGAACGGGCTTATTTTGGCCAACCGGGTGCAAACCAACATGATTTCCGACTGGCAAAGCACCACCGACTATGCCGATTTGCACTACCCCACTTACGCCTATAGGTTTTACAACCACGATCTTTCAAAGACGTTGATAAGCTGCGACGTGTTGTACAACATCGTCACGCTGAACTCCCTGACCGTGGGTACGGCGAATTCGCAGGCCGGCCAGGATGGGACCATAAACGCAGACGCAAACATAGTTGCGGGCGGGGCGATTTCCGCCGGTACGACAATTCACGCTGATGGCACGATCACCGGGGCAAATTTCGACACGGCGGGAAATGTAACCGCCGGCGGAACTGCCGAGGTTACCGGCAGGATCACAGGGGCCAACTTCAAGGGTTCGTACATCAGCCCGCCCGGTACTGCAATAGGTGACGAAGGCCAATATGCCTTTGCAATCACCAACGCCAGAGTGACCAAATCGCTCTTGACGGCAGATACGCGGGATGGCGTGGAGAAGATCGTGATTCCGAATTTGACGGTCACAAATGTCCTGATTATTCCGGTGGTGTAATGTCCGGTCAGATATATGTCAGTCACGATTTTTCAGGTTCATTGGTGGCACAAATCGATGGCGTAGGACTTTCACGGGCGTATTCGGTAGGAGGCAGCGGAAACGTAATTGGAACAGGGGGAATTCCGGGCACATATTACCAGACGACAACGACAAGCGGTGGAGTCATTTATCCAATTCCGGTTGTGGTTATTCCAGATGGCCGTATTGTGAAAATGGAGTATTCGATTGCGTGGGTTGCTTATGGAACCGGAGTTTATGGCGACATTGGAGTTCACAATTACAATGGGACAGCTTGCTTGGTTTTAGTTAGACCGGATGGAGCAAGATTCATTCTTACATAGGAAAAATAAAAATGTCACAATTACCTTCCGCGGCGGACCTCTACAGTCAGGCACTGCAACAGCTTCAAGGCTACGGCAGCGCTGCCAAGTCGGCCTTACAACAGGCCTATCAAAGCGCTTTAGGGACTGGAAAGCAAATGTTAGCATCAAGCGGGCTGGCCGGTACGACTATTGCCCCAAGTATGATGATGGGCTACATGCGGCAGTACCAGCAATCCCTAGGTGCTCTGCACGATTCACTCGCCCAAACTGGATTGGGAGTGCTATCCTCATTCGGATTCGGTGGTATCCAGTCCCAACAGGCCCAGCAAGGACTCGACATTTCCAAGGCCAACTTGGGCGTCAGCCAGCAGTACGCCGGGATCGCACAGTCACAGCTTGCTTTGCAGCAAGGTCAGTACCAAGCGACCTATGGCGAGTACCTCAAGAACCAGCAAGCCTTGGCGAATGCCGGGGGCATCGGCAGCGTTCATGGCCCGGGCTTCCCGAGTACAGGCGTGAACCCTGGGATGTTCTCATAGAAAGGTGCAATTATGCCATTATTCCCCGGAATTTCGGACGAACAGCTTGCGGCAGAACAGCAGTACAACCAGGTCCAGCTTGAGCGCGCCGATCGTCTGTCCGAGGCGCAGAAGAATCGCAATCTTTCTCTCCAACAACAGGAAATGGAAATCGGCGGCAAGCGGGACTTGGCGCAAGACCAGTTCGGGTACAACGCCATGCTGCAAGGGCAACAGGGTGGGATCGAGGCCAACCGAGACGAAGCCCGATTTCAACATGACGACGAACTCTATCAACGGCACTTGCACGGCGAAATAGCTGAGCAACACCTGGCCGACATTCAACAGCGGGAAATGGCCTTGCTGAATGCTGGATTCCAAGAACAGGGCGACTATCGCCGGGAAGGAATCGACACGCGGTATCTCGGCAAGCAACAGGAATTTACGGCCCAGCAGGCGAAAGAGCGGTACACCGAGCAAGAGAAGCGAGACGCGCTGTTGCAAGGGTATGATTTGGATAAACTTAGCCAGACACAAGGGTTTGATGCCCAAAAAATACAGTGGGAAGATTTGCAAAAGCAAAAGGCGGTGGTGACGAAGTTTATCGCCGATGCGTGGGAGGCGAGGCACGAATACCAGCAGCGGCACAAAGACGATATGGAACTGGCCGATCACAAAACGGCAATGCAACTCCAAGAGATTCAAGCCAAGGAAAAGAACAAGAAGAAGGAGATGATTGCCAAGGGATTTCAGGACGGATCATGGGAGCTTGCCCCGTGGGCGGACGATGGGCAGGGGCATGGCATAATACCAGAATTAGACAGAAAGCGAGGGCTAATCGAAAAGGGATTAGCAGCCCATCAGATAGACCAAAAAACAGCCGATAAATTTCGCCAACAAAATGCCGAAGAACGAGAAGAAGCTGTTTTTCAGGCAGCCAGAGAAGTTAGCGTACCCAAACGGGCGGCATCGATTGGAGCCATAAAACAGAAAGCCCTGCAAGCCCTTCCGCCCGATTCCCCCTTGCAACAGCTTGGCATGGCGGCCTTCGATATTGATAAACTTGGCCAGTCCACTCTTAGCAGGGTAGGCGTCCAGGCGTTAAAGGTTTTTATCGATGCAAAACAAAAGGCGGCAGACGCGGTGCAGAAAGCCAAGCCGAAGACCAGAACTGCCCAACAGTTGGCCGATGAGGATCTGTATGTCGATACTCAGGTGAAGAAACAATTAAAGGAAGTGCAGGATGCTTATCCAAACCAACCGAAAGCGTACTTTGACGACCTCGAAAGACAGTTGAGGGTTAAAGTTAGGGCGGAAGTAGAACAGCGATCGGGATTTGGTCCACAACCGCAACCGGAACAAGGGCAGGGACAGCAACAGCAACCACAAGGTGGTCAGGGCGGTCAGCAGCCGCAAGGACAAAGGCAACCGCCAGTGGTGAATAGTCCAGAGGACATAAAGCGGCTAGGCTTAAAGTCCGGTACGAAAGTTATCTATCAAGGCCGTCCAGCGTGGGTTCCCTAATGAGTACAGAAACAGCACTTCCTGAATGGCTTTCGGCAACACCACCCGCGGATTACGACATGGAAGGCGCGAAGGCGGCGGGCATCAAGCCGGATGAACGTGGGCATTATCCCGACACCTACAAACGCCCGAATCATATCACATTCAGCACGGACAGTAAGTATTCTGACGATAAAACGCCTGGCGGTGTCTGGAAGGAAAAAGAAAAAGGCAAGTGGTCATATACGCCTTCCGATTTTGTTCTTAGCCAACATTCACCAGAAGAGTTGGAGCAGTATTTCAAGGAGAAAGAACCCGATTCCGAATTGATTTTACCTTCGCAATCGGAATCTTTGCCCGGATGGCTTTCAGCAGAACCGCCGCCGCAACCTCTTCCCCGTGCCGATCGCGGCGCAGCCTACCGGAACAAGTCGCAAGAGTCCCCAGAGTCTCTCGACGAACGGCGAAAGATTCTTCCGTCGATGACCGCCTCTGCCATGCCGCCGGGATCAAAGCAGTTGCCAACCGACCAAGACGCGATGGAAGCGATTTATTCGGAGGCGGATAAGCGTGGAGAAGCGGGAAAATACGGCAAACGATCCGAATCCGACTATCAGGATTATGCCGCAACCGTTGCAAAGCAACTCGGCATAGAATCCAATCCCGAATTCGCCAAATCCCTAAAACCCACCTTGGACTCCTTCGATCTAATGCACGAAGAGGACGTGGGGACAAAGACGCCGGTTGAATTGAGGCCACACGTTCTCTCTGCCGTACAGTACAGCACAAAAGCCCAAGACAAGCAAAATCAACCGGGATGGGTATCGCGCACGATTGGGGCTGGACTTTCGGGAGTTATCAAGGCCGGTCAGGCTGTCGATCGACTCAATCCGCTGAAAAGCAAAGATCAATGGGAGTTTGAGAATCAAATCGTCGGGGCCGCTACCGACCCCGCCCGGTGGACACATCCCGACCAGGGGTTTGTGAGCCGAAACGTCCAAGGGGCGATGGCGATGCTGCCCACGATGGGCGCGGCTGCTCTGGCGGGCGGCGCTCCCGGCGTTGCCTTGATGTTCGGCGGTCCCACGGCGGTCAGCGTCGAGCAAGCGGCCTCGAAACGTGGTGCAAGCCCCCTCGCTGCCGCAACTGCTGGCGTGGCTGCCGGTGCCGTCGAAACGGTCTTGTTCTCGAAAGTCCCCGGACGGGTTATGAGCCAATTTGGCGGTGGCGAATGGGCCGCGGAGACCGGCAAAGAGGCATTGTTGAAATATGCCCTTGAAACCGCAAAGACTGGGCGGATTATGACTGCCGCCGGGCTGCAAGCCAAACTGGCCGAAGAAGGGGCGGTTCGACTCAGCGGCGGAAAAGGAAAGTCCGTGGCCGACTTATGGAACGAAACGATCGACAGTCTCCCCGAGACGGTTTTCCAGGCCGCGCTGTTTCACGCCCCCGGCATGGTGGCAGACCTAGCGAACCTTCCCGATAGTCCATCGCGGGCAGAATTCAAGCGGGCGACCGGTTTAGGTAAGACCTCCATCGAATATCGCAATGCGGCGGTTGAAGCTGCCAAAAGCGGGCCGCCCCCGACATTCGCAGAAATCCGCAAGCAAACCGAGGCCGATCTGAGCGCGGAGTACGCTCAAGGAAAATCCCAACCCCCAACCCAAGGAGAAGAAAATGCCAGCGAAATCGAAAGCTCAACGCCGGGCGATGGCGATAGCCCTACATCAACCGAGCAAACTGTCAAAGAAGAACCAGGGGCTAAAGCAGATGTCGAACAAGCAGCTTTACGAGTTCGCCAAAACGAAGGAAGGGGGGCTGCCGACCCGGAAGTCCAAGAAGAAGCGGTAACGCCTCCCCCAGCATCTTCCCCAGAAATCACGTCGATAAAAAACCGGGTTATGAAGGAATGGCAGGAGAAAAACGGACTTACTCCGGCTACCAGCAATAAGGTCGGGGAAGGCGCGATGCAAAAGTGGCTGGACCAAGCGGGGGAAAAGATGACCGCCGACCCGATGGCCGGGTACGATATGGTTGCCCGCGTGAACGCCTCCCCCCAAAAACCTATCAGCGAAGTCGATCAATCGGTTTTGCAGATTCATCAACGGCAGATGGCGGATCGCTACGCCGTCGCGATGGACAAGCAAATTGCCGCCCACGATGCTGGCGATGCGGACGCACTCGATGCCGCTACTCTCGATGTTAATCGAATCCGCCAGCAAGCCGACGACGCGATTCAAGCCTACAATTCGTCGGGCACTTCTGCATCATACTCCATGCTTGCCCGCAAGATGGAGATTAAGAAGGACGGATCGCTTGAAGGATTGACCCGTCAAGTCCGGTCGGCGAATGGCGGTGCTCCTCTCACGGTTGAGCAAAATATCGAAATCAAGAAGATGGCCGACGACTTGAAGGCCGCCCAGGATGAATTGAAGGCGTACCAGGAAAAACAGGATCAGGCGGAAGAGGGGAAACGGCAACGGGAATTCGATGTCCTCCACGACAAGTTGGTTTCGCAAGCAGCGGTGAAGCGTCAGGCGACCATCAACGCCCGAACCCGCGATTTGCTGCGCACGGCGAAAGAACACGGTCTCGATCCCGACGAATTGGAAAGCGGTGCCAAGGAGCGAGCGGCGAATGAAGCGGGGCCGATAGAAGAGTACAATCGGGCATTCAAGGGGTTGCAGAAAGACACGGGACTAACTCCTTCGGTCATTTCTAAGATCGAGAACAAAACCTGGAAAGTGAAAGACCAAACGGGCATAGACCGCACAGAAAAGCCGGTCGATATACTCGAATACAACGGGTTGGACGAAAAGGCTGGAATACTGGCGCGAGAATATTCGGTATTGGGAGTCGAGCCGGATCCACAAGCGATTGTTGATCTTCTCAAGGCTGGCCCCAAAAAAGTCCCTCAGTGGCATGAAAAGCTGGGCGAAGTCGCTTACGAGATGGCAAAGAAAACTCGCGGCGATGCGTGGGAGCCGGAAGTTACGGGCGGAGAAGATGGCGGATTCCCGTGGGAAGTCAAGGAATCGTTCTCTTTAGGCGACAAAGAATCCATTTCCGAGCCGAAAGCGGAAAAGCCAAGAGCCAAAAAGGCGGAATCAAAGAAGAAACTTGACGATGCGTGGGCGGAGTTCAAGACGAAATTCGTGGAAACGATCAAGGGAACTGCCCCAACATCCGGCGGCATTCCCGTCGAGGCAATCAATGCGGGCCTCAAGGTCATCAAGGCCGCGGCAGAGTATGGCATCAAGTCGTTCACGGAGTTTATGAAGGATGTGAAGGAACGGCTGGGAGAGAAGGCCGACGAATTGCGACCCATCTTTGCTGAGGCGTGGAAAAAGTCCCGCGAATCGGGCGACGTTCCCGGGCGAGATGTGGAGATTACCGACGATAGCGACATTGGCAATCTGGCCCGGAATATTCATCGGGAAGTGGTCGAGTTGGGCATTGATGACCGCGAACAGGCCGTGGATGCCGTTCACGATGAATTGAAGCAGTACGTACCCGACATTACTCGCCGGCAGACGATGGATGCAATGTCGGGCTATGGCGATTACCGCGAACTTTCCAAGGATGAAATCAGCGTCAAGATGCGGGGGCATAAGGGCGAATTGCAACAGATCGCCAAGCTACAGGATATGGAGTCGGGAAAGGCTCCGTTGAAATCGGGCGTCGAAAAACGCGAAGGAACCGAAGAGGAGCGGCGGCTAACGAAGCTGGTCAACGAAAAGAAGAAGGAAGGCGGCTATGAAGTCACCGACCCCGACCGGCAACTGAAAACCGCCCAGGGAACCGCCGAAACCTACCTTCTCAACCGGATTGCCGACCTCAAGAAAGAAATCGATACGGGCGAGAAGATCGTCAAGGATCGCAAGCCGCTGAAAACCACCAAGAAGATCGAGGCACTCAAGGAAGAGTTGGCCCAAGTCACCAAACTGCACCAAGAGATATTTCCTTCTGACGCAACTCTCAAGGCCCGCGACAAGGCTTTCGATGCCGGTCAACTTTCCGAATGGGACACAGAGGGCGGGGCTGGCAAGCAGAAGCCGAAACGGCCCCTGACCGATGCCGAGCGGTTGGAGAATTACAAGCAGCGGAAACTGGTGCAGTACGCCGACCTGCAATCCCGCTTGAAGGAAATGGAAAAGACGGGGGAGATTCCCGTCAAAAAGCCGATCCGACCGCTGACGCTCGACAAAGAAGCGGAATCCCGAAACCGTGCCGTAGATAAAGTCTGGGGGCAGTTCAAGGAATTGGAAGCGAACATTCGTGCGAGTCACGAAAACCGAATCGAGAAACTTGGATCGCTGGCAACCTCTTTGATCCAATCGAATGTCCTCGGTTCGCCTACGGTGGTAGTGCATATCGCCGGAGCGGTTGCATGGAAGATTCCGGGCATTCTTAAAGACGAAATATCTCGGAAGGTGCTGTCTAAAGTTGTGCCAGGATTTAAAGAATTGAGTCCGATGGAAGGACGTTCGGACATTCCCGCCTATCTTCGTGCGCTGTTGAATATCAAGGCAACCGCGAAAAATTCAATGGATCAAATTTTGCATCATGGAACCGAATCGCAAAAACTGTACGGCGAACGGCATGATCCGCAATCTTGGACAATTCCCTCCAACGATGCCAGTACGGGCGTTAAGAAGGCATTGCGAGTGGCTGGGGCGATTGTGGAGATGCCCGGTCGATCTCATGCCGCCGGCAAGGAAATTGTCAGGACGCCGGCGGAAACTCTAGCAAAAGCCAAACTTATGGCCGACGCCAAAGAGCATGGCGAGGACATCAATAATCCCGAAGTGCAAAAGCGGATCAATCAGGCGGCCTTGGAATGGGCAAATCGGCAAATTCTAATGCAGAAGAGCGAGGGGGCGAGTGCCTTGCGAAGCTTGGCTTCCGCCAAGATCGATCCAAAAACAGGGCACAAGACGGCGGCGGGTGTCGTCAAGGAGGTTTTCGGAAGGGGAATTCTGCCCGTGGTGAGAGTGGGCATGAACTGGGCGGCGGAGTTGATCGAACGAACGGTCGGCGGCGTGGAAGGAACGGGGAAATTCGCGCTGCATTCGTTTATTCTCAAAGACTTAGCAAAACTATCTCCAGAAGCCAAAGAGGCTATAGCCCGCAAAATGGTTTACGGTCTTTCGTCATTGCCGGTCTGGGCACTTTTGGGATGGTATGGGCATGACAAATTCGGTGGGTTCTATCGTGGGCGAGCAGCAAGCAAAAAAGATGAAAATGAAGGTAAACTGGCTCCAGGAGAAATACAAATTGGAGATGTGACGATTTCGCACCATTTGACGCATTCGCCTGAATTGGGTGTCGGCCACCTATTTGCCACGCTTCACAAGTTTTTGGACGAAACGAAGAAGGTGGGCGGGGACGAGGAGGCTAAACATAGCTTCTTCGGCGCGGTCGTGGCAACGATGGCGGGAGTAATGGACCAAACTCCCATATCGTCCGAAGCGCGGACATTTTCTCAGTTGACAAACCCGGAAACTGCTGAAAACGCGGTAGGTAGGCTTATTAAAACGATGCTTATTCCGGCGTGGATCAGTTTTCTCGCCAAAGAGGAAGACCCAGAAAAACGCGACGAGACTGGCGTTATGGGTCCGACGATGGGTGCTATCCCAATTTTGCGAGAGACTTTGCCCTCAAAGGAACCTAATCAACCGGTCTTTCCTAAGCTGTCCAAATCCGCTGCCGGTTCTAATTTCATCGTTCCCAAAAAACTCCGCAAAGGAAAACAATAATGGCCGACACACTGACCGAAAAGAAACCCATCAGGCCGAAACAGGGCGAGTCCAAGCCGGACAAGAAGCCCGACCCGAACGTGCAAATTTGGAATCCCTCATGCCTTGACTTCCCCGTCTATGCCATGATCTTCCCGCACGAGTGGAACACGGACAGCCCAAACAATTACTGGATGAAGGGGATGAGCAAGGAAGAGATCGACGAGGATTGGGCCAAGTGCTATCAACAGTGGATGCGGCTTTACGGTTGGCTGTCCGGGAACAACAGCCTTGTCCATATCCTGCCGTCCATCGAGTATTTTGCCGACGCCGTGTACATTGCCAACATCGGCATCATGCTCTGCCACGGAAAAAAGCCGGTCTTCGTGGGTTCCAATTTCAAGAGTGCCCCCCGCGGCGGCGAGGAAAAGGCGGCGATGGATTACTTCGCGGCCTATGAGTACACGACGAAGAAGTGTCCCTTTTATTTCGAGGGCGAGGCCGACCTAAAACACGTCGTCGACAACCACTACATTGGTGCCTATGGCATCCGCACCGAACGGAAGGCACTGGAATGGTTCGAGAAGACCTACGACATGACGGTGATTCCTGTCGAAATGACCGATGAACGCAACTATCATCTCGATACCGAAATCTTCCCCTTGACGACCGAGAAGGTTGTCGTCGCCACGTCGCTCTTGAAGCCGGAGGAGATCAAGGCGATTGAGAAGATTGCCGAGATCATTCCCGTGCCGAAGAAGATCGCCTTTGCTGGCACAACCAACTGCGTCCGTACAGTGAAGATGGTCTTGTGCGGCAGTTCCTTGGAGTCGATGAAGCGGAGCGACGACGAGGAGGAGTGGAAGGAACAATTCGAGAAGCGGAAATTCTGGGAAGACGTTTGTGAAGCTAATCGATTTGAACTTGTCATGCCCGACCTAAGCGAGATGAGCAAGTCGGGTGCCGACCTTTCGTGTTGCGTTTTCCACATCAATCGCCAGGCATACGCCCAACCCATTACTTGAGTCGTCATCATGCCCATGCCCCTCGCAGAATGGCTTGCTAGCCCGGAAGTGAAGAACTTTCTCAAAATGGAGCAATCGCGCGCCGACCATGAATACTTCTTTCGCAACCCGCTCCGCGCGATGTGGGCCAACCGCGACCTGTTCGCCTCGCCGGCAGACGGAGTTGTTACCCTTCAAGGCCGATTTGCGCCAGAAAACGACTTGATCGAGGTGAAGGGAATACATTGCACGGTCAACAGCCTTCTTGGCCCAATGGCGATTGATGAGCCAGCTTTGGTGTGCGGCATCTTTATGACTTGCGCAGATGTTCACTGGAATCGCTGCCCTACTGAAGTGATGATTAGGCGACGGCAACTGCCCCCCATCCAGACTTTGAATTGTCCCATGCTTTGGGCTGAGCGGGGCCTGCTCGATTCCGGCTTGATCCGCAAGGGTACGTTTGGCTTTATGGCGTCCAACTCCCGAGTCGTCAATCGTTGTTTTTGCGGTGCGCTCCAATACACCTACTACCTGGTGCAGATTGCCGACAGCGACATCAATTGCATCGTTCCGATTGAGGCCGATCCGGTCGCCATGTTCAACCAAAACGAGCGATTTGGACAAATAATCTGGGGATCGATGGTGGTGGCGGTGCTGCCCCTGGACAGCCGGTACAAGTTTCGGACGCTCTGCAAAGTCACCGAGCACGTCGAGGCGGCGGTGGACTCTCTTGTACGCATCGAACGCAGGGGATAAAATACTTGCGTTCTGCCCATTACTTTTTTAAGGAGCTTTTTATGTTTCGAGACGATGCTGCGAATGTGGTTTACATTACCCGTGCTCTCGACCGTTATCCCGATGTTTCATCGGCGATGGCGAAGTCCCTGATCGATCATGGGATTACCGTGAAGCGAATTGAGGGCACCGGCAATGTCTGGTGTCGAGACTACATGCCGACCCAGGTGGATTTGAACAATTTCGTCAAGTTCAACTACAAGGGCTACGGCGACCCCGAGGCAGTCAAGAGCGGGTTGGCCTACAACGATTACCCGCAACTCGTTGTACCGGATGAATGCTGGAACTTCCTGCCCGGCCTGACCGTCTCGCCGATCATCCTGGACGTGGGCAACGTGTCTCGCCGTAACGGCAAGGCGATCATCACGGAAATCATCTTCAAGCACAATCCGCAATACCAGCCCAAGCGTCTGTTGCAAAAGCTGGAAGGGCTATTGGAGGCAGAAATCGTGTTGATTCCCGTCGAGCCGGGCGACGACCTCGGTCACGCGGACGGCATCTGCAAGTGGATCGACGACGAAACGGTGTGCATCAATGACACTAGCGTCATGCAAGACCCGGATTATGATGAGTACACCGAGCGGCTGAAATTGGCCTTTGGCATCCACGGAATCGAGTGCGTTCCGTTCGCCTACGCCTACAACGTCAGGCCCACGATGACCGAAGAAGAGTTCCGGGCGAAGTATCCCGAAGCCGACGATTTTAACCCCGGATTTGGGTACTATGTCAACTTCCTGCAAGTCAAGGATTTGATCCTGTTGCCGGTGTTCGGCATCGGCCAAGACGATTGGGCCTTGAAGTGCATCGCCAAATACTACCCCGGCGTCAAGTGCGTTCCAATCGATTGTGCCGACCTGTCGATGGAGGGGGGTTTAGTAAACTGCACGTCCATGAACTACATGGAATAGCGGACAATCACCAGCAGCCCGTCAATTTTGGCGGGTTGCTGGTTTTCTTCTGGATGCTGTTCTACGACGAGGAGCAATAATGGCTGCATGTCGGATTCGATTGCCTTCGGGGCCGGAATTGAACCTGGAAATCATCCACCACGAGCACGGCAACGACCGCTGGATGGCCAGTTTAACGCTGACCACTTCTTTTCAGGCCCTAGACATCGAAACCGCCGAGGAAATGGCCCTGGATGCAATGGGCATGGTCCTGGAACACGCCCTGCACGATCTCAAGGGTCTGGCTGACAAAATCTAAAAATATTTTCAGAATTCTCTTGACAGGATTTTTCTTTCTGCTCTAATCTGGGAATTCACAACCGCTAACGGACACCGCTAACATGGTCCACTCGAATCTACCCCCGCGTCCACTCGCTCTAAATGCCTGTCTTAGCGGTCGGGCTGGGTGGCCGGGGGCCTAACATGGAGGAGTTTTATGATTTTACGTTGGCTGACATTTCTGTTTATTCTCAGTTGGAAAGACAAAAAGTTTTGTCTGAAACATCGGTGGACACTATCCAACAACCGTCTAAATGTCATTCGCTTTGGGCCGCAGGTTGGCTTGCGTGAATACATTCGCGTTAGGCGAGAATGGGAAGAGACGGGCATGATTCGTGGTGAGAAATCGGATATGCCACCGGAATTGTCGGGCGTAACACCTTTTAGTCATTGGCCGTGGGTTCGATAACTGCAATTTTGAAAGGATACTGTAATGTTGGTTTTATCTCGAAAAAAGAATGAAGCCATCGTCATTGGGCACGAAATCACTGTAACAGTCGTCGAAATTCGCGGCGATAAGGTTCGTCTTGCATTTCAGGCAAATCCGAATATAATCATAGACAGAAAGGAAGTCTATGATGCAAAAAATAAGAAAACCGTCGCATAATTACATTGACCTAACTGGCTTTCGTTTTGAAAGACTTCGAGTAGTTTGTCGAGTTGTGGACTCGAATCGAAAAAATAAGAAGCCTAGATGGAAGTGCGTCTGCGATTGCGGAAAAACAATTGAAACTCAAGGCGACCAACTCAGAAGAGGGCTGACAAGAAGTTGTGGATGTTTGATGATAGAAAAAACCAAACAAGCAAATACAAGGCATGGAAAAAAGAAAACTCGCGTATATCGGATTTGGTCCGGCATGATGACTCGATGTTATAACCGAAAGGCAAAGGATTACGGACGTTATGGTGGCCGCGGTATTGTTGTTTGTGAACGATGGAAAAACTTTTCATTGTTTTATTATGATATGGGTGAACCACCCACCGATCTGCATCAGATAGAACGTAAAAACAACTTAAAAGGCTATGAGTTAAACAATTGCGTTTGGGCAACGGCAACCGATCAAGCAAGAAACCGGCGATCAAATACTGTATTGAAATGGCAAGGAAAAGTTCAGTGCATAGCTGCGTGGGAACAAGAATTGGGGATTATAAAAGGAAGAATATCAAAAAGGCTAAATGCTGGATGGTCACTGGCCAGAGCAATGACAACACCTACAAGCAAGCGGGCAAAATAAACCCCAAAAGGAAACCACGCCATGAAGCCAAAATGGAAAACCATCGAGCCTGAGAAGGTTATTCCATCCCCGCCGCCAAAAGAGTTAAAGCTGGCACACGGGATAATCGACTTGCGGAATAACTTGGTTTTTATCAACTATGCCGGAAAGTCCGGCACTTGCTTGGGCAGCATTCCCCGTCCAAAAGAAGACCGCAGCGAGTCCGCCGCCCTCATGGCTTGTCGGGACGCGATGTTCGCCCTGGCGAAAGACATTCAGGAGTTTCTATCTGACCCCCAAATCGAAGGAGAATGAACATGGACATTCGTTTCAAAGGCAAAAATCCGCCGACCGTCAAGTTCACCAAAACCGATCAATCGGCCGCCGACTTGGTGATTTTCAATCTGGCCGAGTACGGCAAGCACATGGCCGAACCCGAGATTGACGTTCTTTCCGAAAACTTGCGGAAAGCCTGCGTCGAGATCGGGATGCTCGAATCGGAAGATGCGCCAAAGGAGGGCGAGAAGTGAAGATCATCAAGAACACGCTGAAAGCCGTCTTTGACCGCTGGGAAGACCCTGGCGATTATCCTAACGCCGTTGCCAGTGGGCCGCTGCCTCCCGGCCCGTGGCAAGTTGTCGAGATCGAGGGCGAAGTCGTTTTGAAGCTCAAACGCAAGGAAATGAAGACGGTTTTCTCGGTTGGCTTCAAGGAATTTTTGGAAGAGACAGACGGAATTGACCTTCCTGAAGGTGTTTTATCCGTCGAATGGCAGTTAGATTCGGTCGTATTTTCCGAGCAGGAGGTGACCATTTCCTGCGAAGAGTGCGAGCCTGACCCAGAATACCGCGGCCCTGAGCCGCCCGACCATGAGGATTACTGAAATGAAGAGACATGATGGTACATGCAGTCAATGGTTGACCGACAACGGTCGGGTGCTATTAAGGTTAAACCGACTGGCTGAACCAGACCAGACATTCTCGGTCGCCCCGGCTTTTGCCAGCCTAGATGAATTGAGACAACTCGGCGAAGCGATCAAAGAGGCGCTTATAATGATCGAGGAGGAACCAAAGTATGCGTGATGAAAACAGCCTAGTTGTCCCGCCGGAAACGGGACTTCAACCAGTTGACCCCACGCCCCTTGCCCTCATAGCGAAGATGCTCGATTCGGGGAAGCTCACCACCGAATCCGTGGCCGTTGCCAAGGAGCTTGTCGCTCTCCGGGAGCACATGGAAGATCGGCAGGCCGAAAAGGATTTCGCGGAGGCGTTTTCCTTGTTGCAATCAGAGCTTGGTTCTTTCCAGGCTACGAAGGCAGTGCCTGATCGGAATGGACACACCCGGTACATGTATCTCCCCTACGAGGAGATCATGGTGGTAGTCAAGCCGCTTTTACAGCGGTTTGGGTTCTCGGTCAGCTTTTCGACCGAGATCAAGGATTCTCGCATTGTTCAGACCTGCACTTTGCAGCATCAGGCGGGCTATCATCGGGACTACACGGCGTTCGTGCGGATCGGCAGCGGGCCGCCGGGTTGTACCGAGTCTCAGGCCGACGGCGCCGCGATGACCTACGCCAAGCGGTATGCCCTGTGCAACGCCCTCAATATCACAGTCGAGCACGATACCGATGCCCGGCAGGAGGGTACGCCGATCACGCAAGTGCAGGCCGAAACCCTGATGCAAATGGTTCACGATGCCCGCGCCGACGAAATGGCGTTTCTACGGTATGCCGGTTCAACGACCTATGAGGGGATCGGATCGAAGCGGTATGACGAGCTTTTCGCCATGCTCAAGAGAAAGATGGGGACAAAACAATGAAAACCTTCAACATGCCCCAGGGCAGCAAGGAATGGGAAAGCATTCGCCGCGGCGTTGTAACGGCGTCTGAGATTGATGCCCTCATTACTCCCGAATGGAAGCCGAGGACCGGCGAGGGCGTGAAAACCTACCTTTACAACAAGATCGCCGAAAAGCTGATGGCGCCCGACACTGAGGACGAGGATGTCAACACCACGCCCTCCTGGGCGGCGGATCAAGGCAAGATTCTCGAAAACACGGCCATTCCCTGGTTCGAGTTTGAGACCGACTTGAAGGTCGAGCGGGTCGGCTTCTGTCTGTCCGACGATGGCCGCATTGGCTGCTCACCGGATGGGCTTGTGGGCGACGATGCCGGCCTTGAGACCAAGTGCCCTCAGCCGCACTACCAAGTCCGCTATCTGCTTGGTCAGGCGGTTCCAAAGCAATACCTTGGCCAAGTCCATATGTCGATGCTGGTCACTGGCCGGCCGTGCTGGTGGTTCGTGTCATACTCGCAAAACATGCCGAAGTTGATCGTCAAGGTGGAGCGAGACGAAGCGATTCAAGAGAAGCTGCGCGACGTGATCGATGCGTTTCTCGGCGACTTCGACCGGGAGTTTGAAAAAGTACGAGAGTTTGGGCAGATATTGGTGGTCAAGTGATCGAAGAGGTGGCCAGACTTTTGGAGGGAAAATGATGGCATTTATAATCGCCGAATATTGCAGCGCCAACTTTTACATGGGCTGGTGGCTTTATGAGCGAGATACCAATGATGGCAATAGAAATTCTGACGGTGAATGGGGTTGGCTCCGTGAAAGCTATTCTTTTAGCCAGCAAGCAAAAGTCAGAAAATTGTGTGTTTCTATGGGCAATTCACCGCCGGAACTTAAAGAGCATTCCCAAGCTCTAGCCGAATGGTTTGCCAAACAATTTCCAAATGGGCTGGAAGTCGAGCGATTGGAATATGGCGAATATCGCTTGCTATCGATTCCCAAATCCCGACCGAAGCAGCACCGGCACTCGATTAGAACGATTCGCGGCGCGGAACAAGCGGACAGAATGCGAAGAAAAAAGAGACTGGCCAGTACCAAATCCCGTTGATGCTTTACCGCTGGATCGCGGAGTGGTATCGGCTGGTGAAAATCGCCGAAAGGCTTAACCCGGAGTGAAATAATGCTCGAAAGTTATTCGATAACCACCGATCACTGCGATTCCTGCAAACCTATCCAGCGACCCGATCAGCATTTGCGGGATCGAATCGCCGAACTCGAAAAGGCCCTGGCCAAGGCGGAAAAAGAGATTTCATGCGGAATTGCTTTTGCTTACAACATGCTTCCCACCCGTAAAGGTCCAACGTGTAATTCTTTAGATGAACAACTGGAATTAGTAAATCAGTGGATTCTCAAGGCGGAATCCCAGAAGCCGAGCAAAGAACGGCCTGCGTCCCATGTGCATGTAGAGTGGAAAAACAAAACGGGCTGGAATAGTTGTGGTGAATACTTGGTTTCAATCATTAAAAATCTATCCGGCTATGCCTACCAAATACGAGGGAAAACAGTGGCGTCAATAGAACTCGCCAAGGAAGGAGCCGAGGAAGCATTGGAAAAGATCAAGCAGTTTGCCATTCGAGCCGCTGTGGGAGAGGAGGCGAAGCATGACTGATTGGATACGAGTGCCAGAAGTTAAAAATGCGATTGAGTTAATTCGTAAATTTGGCCGAGGAGGCGATGAGGGATTGATTGTGGTTGACGCTCTCGAAGCATCCGAACGCGAGAACGCCGAGTTGCGGGAGGAAATTGAACAACTGAAATCAGCACGGGACAAGATGAAAGAACTCAACGACAGAATCACGGCATTCAACAACGCAGACATTCCAAAATGAACTGTCGCCGCGAGCGGTGAAGGAGGAAAAAAGCGAAAGCAGGAGATTTTTCTAAATCCTGCATGGCACGGGGTTGACATATCTTGGATGGTGTGTAAATTGGTGGCAGATAAATTCTGAACCAATGAGTCTCATTATGAAACTTGCGTCAATACCCCCTGGACAGACGGCTACAACCGCGAGGTTGCTGCGCGCATTCTCATTGATGCGTATCTAGTCTGTCTGGGGGGTGTTTTTGCACGGAGGCCGAAACATGGCCCAGAAGTATCGAAAGGTTGACCCGCGAATATGGGGGGATGAAAAGTTTGTCCTATTGTCATCCGAAGAACGACTGGTTGCGTTGTACTGCTTGACGTGTTCCCAGGTGAACCGAATCGGCCTTTTTAAGTTCAGCCTGGCGCTTGCTGCCGAGGAATCTGAAACGTTACCGGCAACGTTCCGTAAACGTTTCGACAACGTTTGCCATAGGTTTGGGTGGGGTTTCCATGAGCCAACAAAAACACTCTACTTCCCCACCTGGTGGAAGTATAACCGTCCCGACAATCCAAACATGCTAAAAGCGTATTTGGCCGATCTGCATGATGTTCCCACAAGTCCTTTGATAGCAACGTTTTGCGCTAATGATATTTACCTTCCTGAAACGTTTGCTCATATTTTACGAAACGTTACCCAAACGTTACCCCAAACGTTACCCCCCCAGGAACAGGAACAGGAACAGGAACAGGAACAGGAACAGATAAGGGCGGGCAAGCCGCCATGTGGTTTTATTATCCCCTCTTTAGAAGAAATCCAAGAATACTGCACCCAAAGAGAAAACAATGTCGATCCAGAATCATTCATAAACTTTTATACCTCAAAGGGGTGGATGGTGGGAAAGAACAAAATGAAGGACTGGCGAGCG